CTACGAAGTTTTTGCCTTCCGATAGAGCGTCCGCTGCCTCTGATCTTCTGGTTGCCAACCTTCTGGAAGTGGCGGAAGCTCGGCAATGCGATTCGAGGCAGCCTCTACATCTTCCGGCGTGAAGCTGACGCGAGCGGATGGTGCGACCGATAGCTTCGGGGCAACCCAGTTAGACAGGATCAGACTTAGTTCCCACAGCGATGCCCGAAGCATGCTCTGGCCCGGCAAATCATAGCACGGAACGTCTGCCTGCTCGCCTCGCAGCAGCATATCCGAGCAGCGACGAAGAAGTCGGTCGCCTTCCTCGCGCCACGCCTGCTCGATCTGCGGATTGGAGGGGAACTTCCCAGAAAACACGCCTTGGGCCCATTCGCGCACGCGCAAGGAGAATTTGCAGCAAGAACGCGCGTAGTGCTGGAGTGACGCATCCAGGCTTGCGCATTCCATGCCCTCGCCATTATCGCAAGCATCCAACTTGCTCTGAATTTCCGCGGTAATTTTCTGAACATCTTCGATGGTGTAGATGGTCATTGGATGCCTCCTTTCTGGCATTCACCGGATAGTGTCCGGCATTTATACGCTTCCCGATGCGCGTACGTTCAGCCGTTTAGATATCGGCGCAATAGGTTGGTAGCCTTTGATGTGGCAAAGACTACCAACCGTGTAACTCTCTGTCCACATTAATCCCCGTCGTTCGGCAGCGGAAGTCCGATAATTCGGACTGCTATTTCCACTCAATCCTTACAATTGCTCGTCTTCCCCGCCTGTACAGCTCTTTAGCTGACCACCATCTCCGGCGTCGTATTCCCGCAATCGGATCCGACAAACGCATACGTTCCCGCCGGCGTCGAGCCGCCGGTTTTGTAGCCGCACCACATCGTCTTCGTCGGATTCGTCAGGCTCCCGCACGCGATATACAGCTCCCACCGGCAAGGCGTCGTCGTCGTGCGCAGGAGCACCTGCGTGTAAGTGATGTCAAGCATTTGGCTATGAATGCTCAGCGGATCGAAGCTCGCATCCGCTGCCCACCAGACGCACCCGCTGCCGATGTGATGCAATGCACCGGTCCAGGCCGGATCGCTGCTGGCATCGCACTCGCCGCACGTTGCCAGCGCACCCCACCCGCTGACTTTATAGGTGGCAGAAAGCCCGCCGGGCCAGGTACAGGTGCACGGAGCGGCCGCGCATTGGGAAAAGTGAAAGGGCGCGGTGACCGTGCGAAGGAGATTTCCCGCGGCAGTGACCAGGTCGAGGAAGTACGCCAGGAGCGCTCGACACAACATTGCGAGATGCCCACGGGAGTCGTTCAAACGAATGGTCGCCATAGTTGCTCCGATGGATGTTGGTCCCCGCTCGTTCTTGTCCCCTCTCCTTCGGGAGAAGGGACCGGATTGGGCGACTGCCCGCGACCGGGTTGGGGTGAGCGGGAACTGCGAACGGCTTCGTTCAAGCAAAGGCTCTCGAACTTCGCCCCTCACCCCAGCCCTCTCCCGAAGGGAGAGGGGGCAGGAAGGGAGAGGGGCAATGCGGCATGTTCACGCACACGGCTGCGCCACATCGACCGTAATCTGATTCTCCCCCGACACCGCGTACAGCAGGCCGCGCGCATCGAACGAGAATTTCCGCAGGCATCCGAACAATGTTCCACTTCCCGAATCCCAAACGCTTCTCGTTTGCACCCAGACGTCCAATGGGATCCCATCCGTCGATTTGTTCCAGGCGGTGCCGTCTGGAGCGACGGCGCCTCCGGTGCCATCGCCTAGCGCGGTGGCGCCCGCGGTCGCTCCCATCGCCCCGCGAATCATGACCACCGAAAGCCCCCCACTGCTCCCTGCAATCTGCCCGACCGCATATGCGGGGACCTGCAGGCGATGACCATTGAGGCCGTCTTCTTCCTCGTTGATGATCAGCGCGTTGTCCGCTGGCGGGATGCTCATCCCTTCGGGCATCGCCACATTTCCCGAAACGACCGCATTGCTGGAGCCGGTCAGGATGCGACCGCTGTACTTGCCGCCTCCACCGGCGGCACCGGTGATCTGCACCACCGCCCCATCCGGCGGCGGCTGATTGAAAACATAAACCTTCGCGCCCGGCCGCGTGTACAACGCGAAAACTTGCACGATGGCGCCGGCCGGGAGCAGGTGCGTGTTCGCGGAAAGCTCCGCGAGATTGGTCGCCGTCAGACATTGCTTCAATCCCGGCAGCGAATCGTTCTGAACCGCCAGCCCGCTCGAAGCACCATTCGTGGCAATCGCCCGGTCCAGCGAGTAGCGGGCATCGGTGTAATCCGATGTGACATCGGTCCCGCAAGGGCTGCTCCGAATCATCGCGGTGAATTGCTCGACAAATGCCGGCCGACTCTGCGGCGCAAGTTCTTCCAGGGCGCCTGGCGCCGCGTCCGATTCGTGCTCCTGCACGGCTTCGGAATCCGCGAGGCGCCAATCGGTAACATGCGGGGTTTCAAGTTCGTATGACATGCCGCCTCTTCAAAGTGAACCTGTCTGGTGGGGCAGGCATTCCTGCCTGTCTCGAGTTCGCGAGTGCGGGGGCGTACTCGCTCCCGCCGAGCCGACTCGAATGATTCGGAGGGACAAGAATGTCCCCCACTCTTCATTCGAAGCAGACAGGAATGTCTGCTCCACCAAAAAGGATCCAGGCTAGGTAAATTCAAAACGCATTCGGCAACCCGAACTGCGAGAAATCACAGGTCGCATAAGGAAGAACCTTCGCGATCCCCTGATCGTTATTGGCGCTTTCCTTCACGTCGGTGGGGATCTTGCCGGTGTAGGGGTCGTGGTAATATTCGAGGCGCTGCCAGCCGTCGGGGTTGTACTCGAAGATGTATTTCACCTCGTACCGCAACAGGTTGTTCAGGCTCGTCGCATCGATCGCCCGGCAGAGCCACGTTTTGGCCTCTCCATTTTGCCATGGGCTGGAGTTCACCGTCCGCCGAAACTTCTGCGAGCGCTTCAGCGGGCTGAGACCTTCCTGCCGGGTGAACTCCAGGATCGTGTTGGGCGACAAGGCCGGCACCTGCAAAAACTCCTGCAGCGCCGCGCCCGCCGGGTCGGTGTACTTCACCATGAACATCGACCCATCCGATGGGTCTTTGCTGATCAGCGTCGCGCGGCTGCTCCCGGTGATGGAGATCCGCACGACGTTCGGCACCGACGCCGCCTCCGGCGTCGAATACCGCACCTGCACCCGTGCCGCCGTCTGCGAATTAGAAACCGGGTCGGCTTCCACGTGACTCACAAACAGCCCCGCCACCTTCGGGTGCGGCTCCCCATAGCCGGGAATCCGGGCCCCGGTATTTCCATCCTGGGCGAAGGCCGCCTGCGCCAGAGTATCAACCCCCGGCGCAAGCCCGGTGACTTCGAACAGACGGAGCAGCATGCCGCCCGTCTTGCCCAGAGTAAATCGAGCGCCGAGAACGAGATCTTCAGTGAGTTGAATCATGGCTTCACCCCATACTCATACGTCACCCCCCACTCCCACACGTCGTTCCCCTGGCCGTCATGCTTGTGCAGCACCGGCAGCGGCTCTCCGAGCCGCGTGACGGTGTCATTGGTGCCGGACGCAAGCGTCAGCAGGACGTCGTCGAATTGACTCACCAGGACATCCATCAGCGCACCGGTGGCATCGTGGCCGATGCCGTACGCGCGGAAGCGCACCTGTGTATCGGATCTGCTCGGCCCGCCGTAGGCGTATTCGAGCTTCGACTGAACGACATGCGAAACCAGGTACGGCATCGCCGTCGCCTGCGGCGCCTGGTCGCGGTAAAAACCGCCGGTAAAAGTAGTGACGAGCTCACCGTTTCCGGTGAAGTAGGAATAGATTGCGTTGAGAAGTGGAAGCATAAACACCCTTCAGAGTGGAATGACGAAATGACCGCGTTCGCGGAATGACGAAATTCGAATGACAAATGACGAATCAATGTTCGAATGACCAAATGTTGAAATGACGAAACGAATACTCCCTGTAACGCCCACGGAACTTGTTCCGTGGGTTCTTGTTTCGTCATTAGCTCATTCGAGCATTCGTCATTGATTCGTCATTCGTCATTCGAATTTTGTCATTCCGCGCAGCTTCAGCTCGCGGTCAGCGTGCCGCAGTTGATCAGGTTCCGGGTCGCCACCACCAGGTGGCTTGGATTGGCGGGGTTCGCGATCAGCACGCCGCCCCGCTCGTGGTTCAGCGTCGTCACACCGACGGACGAGGGGAATTGCGAGAAGTCGGCTGAGCCGCTCGGATAAAGGTTGAGGGTCGAGATTGCGTCCGAGCCATTGGGGCGGTGATTCAGATACAGCGTTCCGCTCGCGTTCACGGTGGCAATTGGGCCTGCGCCGCGGGTGGTAACCGTCGAACCACTGGAGACGCTCAGCGTGCCGGTGCTGCCGCTGTTGAGCGTGAGCGTCGCGCCGGCTGACACGTTGGCATTCAGCCACGTGACGCCCGCGCCGACGTTGCAGAACGCGGTCGATCCCACGACGTCCACTTCGCTCAGATTCGCGGTTTCGCCCGGCAGGTTGGTCGCGATTCCGACCCGGCCGCCAAGCACATAGAGCAGGTTGCCGCCGGCAGAGCCCTTGATCCGCACGGGCTCGGCGCCCTGATCGACTGACGATCCCGTGGCCAGCACGACGCCGGCAAATGGGATGGTGCCGAAGTCGATCTTGATCCGGCCTGAGCCGACCGCGGCTGTGCCGTTGCCCGAAGGCGTCCCAATCGTCCAGGTCGTCGCGCCGATCTGGAAATACCCCATCGCGCCGCTGGTGGAATTCGTCCCGATGGTGCCGGTAAAGGTCTGGCTGATCGTCAGGCTGTTGAGCGTGACGCCCGACATATTCCCATCCCCGATGTTGGCCAGCGCCACGCCCGGGATGGCGGCAATCGTCACATCATCCCCATTGGCAGGAACGACGCCGGTTGAACCGTCCGCCGCAGTCCAGTTGGCGCCGAGCGTAGGATCGGTGGAAGACGTTGAGGACCAGTAGTAGAAGGCCATGATTTTTCTCCAGACAAATGAAGGGAAGCCGCGTGTTCTTGGTGCAGGGACGCCGTCGAATGACGAAATTCGAATGACGAATGACGAATCAATGTTCAAATGACCGAATACCGAATGACGAAACGAAAACTCTACGAACGCTCAGGGAACATGTTGCGCGGTTTCTTGTTTCGTCATTCCGTCATTTGAGCATTCGTCATTAATTCGAATTTCGCCATTCGACTTTCGTCATTCCCCGCCCTCTCATTTCCTCAGCTCGCAATCAAGCTGATACAGCAGTTCCGAAGTGATTGCCGCGTTAGCGCTTTTCTTCACCGTCTTGATCAGGTAATGAACTGAGCCGTCGGCGAAGCGGTCCCCGAGTTCGACGCCGCCGGTGATAAGCCTGTCGAGATCGGCGGTGGTATAGACCGTGTAATCGACGATCATGTCGGGCCGCGCGTAGTCGGCCACGACCGATGCCGCCGCCGGTGCAACGGCACAGGGAACATTGGACAGAATCGCCGAAAACGTCCGTACGCTCCCGCCGCTCCCATCGGGTGTCACCGTTTGTCGCTCGAGTGTGAGCTTCCGATCGAGTAGTGCTGTAAGTGACATGAGCATCCTCTAATACAAATAAATTCAATGCAACCACGGAGCCAAGAGGAGACGCGGGGATGGGGGGACGCGGAAAAAGAGGCCAGACGCGCATTGGCGCGTTTTTATCTTTCTCCGCGTCCCTGCGTCTCCGCGTCTCTTTTTTCCCTCCGTGACCTCCGTGCCTCCGTGGTGAATCCTTTTCTCTTCGATTCGATTTACCGAAACATAGTCTTGCTGAAATCGATATACGGCGCGAGCAGCATGCTTACTTTCCCGGACAACACCGCGGTGCTGGTTTGATCCTGCAGCTCGAAGCTGCCGCCGCCCAGCGTGGCCTTCTTCAGCGTGGTGTTGACCAGGCCGCCGTTGTAGAGGTCGAGCACGAGTTGCACGCAGGCTTCCTGAATCGTCTGGGGGATCGTTGCGAAGCCGGCTGAGTAATCGATGCGGATGTTGAGCTGGCCGCGCGGGAAGCGGCCAAAGAGCTCGCCGGTTTCGTCGTCGAGCCGCCAGCCGGTGCAGGATTGGTCGCCGGCCTCCTCGCCCCACGGATCACCCGGCGGCCAGTTGACGAAAGGCTGCAACTCCTCGGTAAAGAGTTCGAGCTGCCGCCCGCCGGACAACGCATTGGCGGCTCCCTGTAACGGTTGCAGATCCGCCGAGGGCCACAACGCAAATTGGTCAATCACCTGGGCCGACCAACCGCTTCCCAGCGCATTCACCGCCGCCGCCAGGGCGGCAAGCGTCGGGTACGTCGCGAAGGGAAGATCGTTGGTCGCCGGCGCCGCCGATGCGATGCGAAACAGCCGCAACGACGTCGTCGTCGTCTCCACCGTGGCCCGTTGATTGAGTCCGCTATTGACGTTCTGCACCAGGATCGCGGGACGAGGGTTGGTTGCGACGCGGGTGATCTCCAGCACCGGGAATTGCCGCAGGCGCATCGGCTCGCGGATATAAATCCCGCCGCTGTAATACTCGGCATAAGCCGTCTGCGAAAAGTCCCGCTGGCACGCCCGCCGAATCGCGTCGCTGGCGGCCGTAATCAGCGACGCCAGATAAGCCGGGTTGTTGGTGTTCAACGCGCCCAGCGTCGCGTTTTGCGTGGCGCGAGAATTCGTGATGAGATCGGGGAGAGACATAGGGTGCTCGGTTGAATCGGAGGAGGAATCGGAATGACGAAACTCGAATGACGAAACTCGAATGACGAATGACGAATCAATGATGAATGCTGGAATGACCCAATGACCAAACGAGAGACTCGTTTCGTCATTCGATCATTGTTCATTTGAACATTGATTCGTCATTCGAATTTCGTTATTCGAATTTCCACAACTTGCGATGTTAAGAATTAGACTACTGCTACTCCGGCAAGCCCTTGCGTGCTCGCGTTGTACGGCGCCTGCTCCGCACGGAAGAGCTCCACCTCGGCAGCCACGAACGCGCCGAGCGTTCCGTTGCCGATCGTGATGACGGGCTTCAGATATCGCTTGCGCGAGCCGCGAAGATCCACCTGCCATTCCCACAGCGTGTTCCCGTTCGCACTGCTCGGCAACGTCAGCGGCGCCACCGAGTAATCGGTGCCCGGCACATCGGTAAACGTACTGTTGTCATCCGACTCCTGCAGCTTGAGCGCGGTGATGCCGACATCGGTTGCGCCGATCGCAACCCGGACCACCGCATAATCAAATCCGCGACGGTCAACACTGGCACACGTAACAGCCGCGTTGTTAATCCGGGCCTGCGGCCAGACGCTTTGAACTTTTTTGGACATGGTGATTTCGATCATGATTTATCCTTGTTAGTTGTTAGGTGTCAGTGGTCCGTTGTTAGTTGTTGGTTGACGTTGTTGCCGGTCTTAACAACTGACAACGGACCACTGACCCGAGCTTTAGCTCGATGCGGTAATCAGCCCCACAATCGGCCCCGGGCTATTCCCGAGCTGGGCGCTTTTGGCTGGGCCGGCGCCGGAAGTTGGATCTCCGACATCGTGGACGACGATGTCGAAACGCTCGGTGCCTCGGATCACGACTTCGTCCTGCTCGAACGCGTTGAGGGCGTGCTCGGACATCTGAATGGTGGTCTGGCGCCGGTCGCCCAAGCGGGCGGCCATGGCCAGATTTCCGAACAGGCAGCAGACCTGGCTCGTGGCCGAGACCTTTGGCATCACCTGCGAGATCACCACGTCGTAGCCGAGGAAGCTCTTGCGCAGCGCGCCGTTCTCCAGCTCGGCAATGCGATTGCCGCCGGCATTGGTCGCGACTTTTTGCAGGACCGAGCCCCAGAACAGCTTCGAGCAGTACCACTTGGCCTGTCCGGGAACGTCCGCGTACTCGGGAAGCAATGCCACCACCGAATTCAAATCGGTGAGGACGATGCTCTTGTAGTTGCTGGCGTAGCCGGTGCCCGACGCGACGACCAGGCCCATGATGTTGGCCGGGTTGCTCGCGCCGGTGGGATCGACCTGCAGCAGCTTGGGGATCAGGCCGGTGATGCTGCCGTAGGCGCTGGTGCCGTCGCCGAGGAAACCGCACTGGTCTTCCTTTAATGCGAACGCGTAGGCGATTTCTCCGGCCAGATCGTCTCAGATATTGAGCACGGCATCTTCGTTCAGCTCGTTGCTGTACTTGGTCAGCACCATGAGCTTCTTGGCCGTGAGCCGGACGCGATCCCATTGCTTGTCGGACAGAGTCGCCGCGGTGGATTCGCCGACGAAGTAGGCGGTGACGCCGTTCACGCGGCGCGGATCGGATCGCGTATCCGAAGCCATCGGCACGATCTTGGCGTTCTGCCGAAAGACGCCGAACTTTTCCCGGAGATCGATCAGATCGTTCTGGAACTCGTCGGGGACGAGGAATCCCGAGCTGATATTGACGTTCTCCCGCTGCGTCTTGGTCTGCGCATCGCTGAGCGAATCGCCCCCGGCACTGATCAGCGGGATGCCCTGCTTGATGCAGAACTCGATCCCCTGTTTCTTCCCGTAAACGCCCAGGCAGAACATGCCAAAGCGATACGCCCGCTCCTCGGCCTCCGGCCCGGCAAAGTGCTTGAGAGAGCTGTACCGCTTCACGTTAGCCGGCACGCGAAACGTCTCGCTCTCCACCGGATTGGTAAAGCGCCGAGCCGGCGCAAGTTCCTTGCGCAGCTCGGAAAAGCCTTCCGAGACCGCGGAATGAATGAGTTGCTCGAGCGACTCATTCGAGTTGCTTGCCGCGCCCGGCGCATCGTTCGATGGCGGCGCGGAATCAGAATTAGATGGGTTCCATTTCATTTGGATGACTCCTGTTGATGTTGTTGTTGAACGACCGATGACAAGGACCTGATTGCTCCGCCGCCGAGCGTCGGCGGCTGCAATCTACGGTCTTAAATTAAATGCAAAGACAATTCGGATGAATCACAGAGACACAGAGAAGACACACGGAGAATTCAAAATTGGCGCCTTGCCCGTGTCTTCCCTCATAGGCGCACGGGTGGGCCGCCCGTGCCACGAAACGAGCCGAATCCACCGATTGATTCCGACGCGAAGCTGGTCGTCGCGATGGGCAAACGTCACCACCCGGCTACCGCAGGAACGTGCTGGGGTCGTCGGGGGTGAGATTGAGTTCGCCGTGGGGTTTGGGTACTGGTTTCCCGTTGAACCTGCCGTTCATCTGGACGATGAAGCCGTTGGCACCAAGCTGGAATTCGCCTCTGAGCACGATCAGGGTCGTCCAACCCTTCTTCTTGATGAACCCGGACTTGAAATGGGCGATGAACAAGTAGCCGTAGCCCAGGGCGGCGTACTGGGCGCGGGGGTAGAGGGTTGCGGTGAACGGGGCGGCAGCCCCGTCGTCGAAAGAAAGCGTGCCTGTGAATTTTGTACTCGTCTGGCTGTCAATCGTCATCGTCTCACTGCCGGCAAACGAGACCTTGCCGAGGGCATAGAAGCCGTTGTAGGAGCCGATGATGTTGCGGGAGAGCCGGTCGGGCAGCTTCTTCGCGTGAAGCGCTGCGCGGACTGCCGTATTCTCAAGCGGACGCGCGGGCGCATCGGGCAGAAGCGTTACGGACATCAGGCGTCGAGATTCGAGCGTTTCAATCCACATAGTTCTTCCCTTGTCCCCACCATTGATAAAGAATTGTCATATTGATGCCAAATGTTGTCAATGAAAATAAGACGATCCAAACTTAAAATGGGGCCGGGGGAACCCCTTGGATTTTGCATTTTGCATTTTCTGTTTTGCGTTTCGCGTCCAGGCTCTTGTCTTCCCGGCGTCCGGAATCAGCCTACCCGACCGGTGAGCCGTTCATACTGTTCACGAATCTGTTGCAGGACGCGGCGACGAATCAATGCGGGTGAAAAGGACTTTGGCGTTGCAGTGTGCGATTCGCTGATGAGCCGCATGAGCTTTTCGTCGATCAGGCCCATTTCCATCCCCTTGGCGACCGCCTGCATTTCCGCATCGGGATTGCATGGCACCGGCACAACCGCGTATTCCACGCCAATCCACCGGTCGATGACCGGCACGCCGCGCAGCTCGGGCCGGCGGGCGATTTCATCGCTCGTCGCGGCCCGCACATTCAGCGGCAAAAAGCCGATGCTCTTTCCCGTGCACGTCGGCACCGGCTGCTGCATCAAGTGCAATACTGCAGAAGGCAACCACGGCGCGTCGCCCCAATCTGTCGGCTTCTGCGGGTAATGCGTCTTGGCAATCAAGCCATTCCCCCGCGGCCGAATCCACCAGTTGCTGCCGACGGGAAGCTGGTCATACCGATGGGCAAACGTCACCACGCGGTTGTAAGTGGACCAGTCGCCGCCGGCTGGTAGGACGACTTCTCCGTCGCGATCGAGAGCATCGGTGGTGATCAGGCTCACGTCGGTGCGCTCTCCCGTGTCGAGGGTGAATTCGTCGCTCTTGCGAGCGATGCGCCGGTAGCCCAATTCCTTGGGAAGCCCGCGGGAGAGTTGATCGATCTTCCTGGCCAGGGCCTCGGGAATAGTGAAGCCCGTTTGGGAATGCTCGATGATATTGTCGAAGCGTTTGATCATTTGGGTTCAGGAAAAGAAGAAAGAATGTTCGCCACAGATGAAGACAGGATGGACACAGATGAAGACAAGACAGCAGACCGCATCGGTCGCTTTGGTTTTATCTGTGTCCATCCTGTTTTCATCTGTGGCGAATCTGAATTTGTTTTCTACCGCTCGATGCTAAACTACTGGAATCATGCTGACCGCAGGTGCAATCAAACGCCGCCGGGCATTGGGCCGGAAGGGGATCGGGATGCCGGGCGATAATTCTCGCATCCTCGAAGTCGCGCGTTCGATTCGTGATCAAGTCGATGCTCCCGTTCTGGGCGGTATTGCGGTCTACCTCCACGGCTATCCCCGCTCAACGGTCGATCTCGATCTTTACACAGCGGACCGTCGGGTCACCGCTGCCCAACTGCTGGCTGCGGGCGCAAAGTGGAACGCGGCCCCGCGCGAGCACGTTCTCAATGATGTCCGAATCCATACGGTCACTCCCGAAGATGCCCGCCACGTCGTCGAGAAAACATCCATCATCGACGGCGTTCGCGTCGTCAGTCTGAAGGATCTCATTGCCATCAAACTTATCTGCGGGCTGAATAACACTGGTCGCAGTAAAGACATTGGTGACGTCGAAGAGCTCATTCGTGCGATCCCGCTCGACAAGCGATTCGCCGGAAAGCTGCCCACCGCGCTTCGAGCCCCGTTCAAAACGCTTGTTGATGGCGTGCGCGCCAATACACGCTCGCAGAAGGGCAATCGGTTTTAGGAAAATGCGGATTTAACCACCGAGACACAGAGAAGAACTCACAGAGATTTCGGACTGGTTAAAAGCGCGAAGCAATCAATCTACGCCTCGATACAGCACCACGATAAACGCCACGAGGAAACCGATAATTGTCGTGACGACGATCTGCAGTATGATTTTGCGCCAACGTGGAAACGGCCGGGCCAGGAACGAAGCCGGATCGCGCGGGTTGAACAAACGTCCGCATGATGGGCACCAGGTCTCCGTGGCCGAATTCAAACCGGCATAGCATCGTAGACAATACATTTCACCCTCATTGCGCAGGAACCGTTGTCGGCCCCGTCGCGGGCCCTACCGTTACGATTGGCGCGGGAATCGGCCCCTCAATTGGGCCCAGAAATACTCTCCAGCCTTCGCTTCCTGGGGTGAAGTCGTAGTAGATCCGATGATCGCCCTTAAGCAAAATAAACTGGTCTCCCAGCATGTAGCCGTAGGAGCCCGCGAAAGGCCACTGCCGCGGCCCTACGTCGCTCAAATCTGCGGGCAGCCGGCCGTGATCGCGCTGATACTCTTTGACTGCCCGAACCACCGGCACGCATTCCTTCTCTACTTCCGGAACATAGTCCGCCAGCGACTGGTATGGATACATGATTTTCCCCAACAGGAGTTCATTTGGCCCCACGTAGAAGGCGCCGATGAGAAACATGACAAAGACACCGATGTAATAACAGGCCCGCCGGACCCACCACTTGCGCATTTGCGGATCTGTCGGCGCGGAAAGCAAGTCGATAAACCAGAACCCGCGCCACTGCCCATATCTCTCCCGTGGCGCAGAGACTCCGAAGTATTCAAGCTTCGGCGCGGCCGACACGCGGTCGCCGGGATGAGGAGGTTGTTCCGGGTTGGAAGACACGCCGGCACGATCATATCGCGGCTTCCGGCTTTTCATCTGTGTCTATCCTGCCTTCATCTGTGGCAACTTCCGCCTTCTTCTCTTCCTGGCATCGCGTCGCGAGCAAGCCAATTGCATCCGCCAGTCGGCCCTGGGCATCAGCGAGTGCGGCCAATGCCTTGTCCTGAGGTAACTCGATCGGAGCGGGCGTCGCGTGAATCGACGGCTGCGGCCTTCCCGTTTCAGGATCGACCTCCACCATATTATTCGGCACCAACGGCTGCTCGCCCCAGGGCATCGGGTCGAGGCCGACGGATTGGCGAATCTCGTTTCGCGTGATCGCGCCGCTCATGCTCGCGGTGCGCGTCTGCTCGAGTGCGAACACCTCGTCCTCGGGCACCGGCGAGTCGTATGCGACGAATAATCGACCCGATGCGTCGAACATCGAGACGAGCCGGGCGTTCAGCGTTTCTTCGATTCGTCGACAACGTGGTAACCCGGCATCCACCTTGTGTGCGTAATCCGCGGTCTTCGCTCCAGCGAGGTTCGCGGCATTGCGCTCGAGCTTGGCGTCGGGGACGCCGAAGACGTTGCAGATGTCTGTCTTGATCGCCTTGGCGCGCTCGATCTCGACCACATCCTGCGGCGCCCATTGCAGCGGCTGCAGGGTGCCGGGGTATTCACTGACGAATAGGCCGCCGCGGCCGGCCATGCCGAAGGTTTGCCGGAAGGCGGAGCGAACCCGCTGTGCCTCGGCAGAGCCAATTCCTCCCCCTTCGCTGTCGCCCCGCGGCGACCAGATCGCGTCGGGCCTTCCCATGTTTTCCAGCATCGCGTTCAGGTGCGCATCTTCTTTCCGGGCGATGCGAATCTTTTCGATCGCGGCCATCAGCGGCGCGTACCCGCCGAAGTACGGATTCTCCGGATCGGGGAAATGGAAGCGGATAATCTCTGATGGCTGATAGCGGGCGCCACGCGATCCGCCGTATTCGTAGTGGCTGATGATCCGCCGGCCCGTGGTGTCCGCGACTTCCCGCACGAGGTGCGAGCGGAGCAGCCACAATTTGCCCGGCACCCCCAGGCCATCGCGCTCGATGAGCCAGTAGGCTCTGCCGACGGATTCGAGATAGAGCTGTGTCATCCATCGGAAGTCGTACCCGCTGAGGCCCGGATTCTCCGGGTCGGCTTGCGGCGATTTCAGCAGCGACAGCAACGGATGATGCGTGACTTCATGAATGGTCACTTCGCCGGCGACGAATCCCGCGAGGGCCGTGTCGGCCGCGAGCCGGGCGAGGGTTTTGCGGGAGACCGCGTGCGGCCGCAGATAGCCCTTGGGCTTCGCGTCGCCCGGTCGGGTGGCGACATACAACTTGATTGGCGTAGATGCCACGAGATCCGCATTCAACGTGGCACACGCATACGCGGTGCCTACGAGTTGCTGAATCAACTCCGCCGGAGAGGGTGCGCGGCTCTTGCGGAATACATCGCTGTAAGCTGCGCCAAGTGGCAGCGGAGAGAGGAACGACGATCCGCCGATGGTTTCGGCGCCCTTCGCGGCGACGAAGTCGCCCGCGTGTGTAGGAGTCAGCGTCAGGTTGTAAACGGGTTCGTTCATGGATCTTCCGTTCTTCGATTTGCGACAACTCAATTGCGGCGCGCGAACGCCCTTCGCGAACAACCCCCACGCCGGGGCAGAGCGGCGCGCGGTTGTGTGGTCGTTGAAGATGCGCTCCGCCGGATCTGCGAACGCAATCATTGAAGCAGGGACTAGGGCGCACGGAGATCCGGGGCGGCGCGGCGATCGCGATCACTTCGAAATCAACACCACTTGGCGCCGCTCTGCCCCCGGCGTGGGGGGGTTTTCACAATTTCAACGCTTCATCACTAACCTATATCCAGTCGTCGTCGTTCAACTCGTCATCGACCGGCAACGTCTCTGGATGGATCGGTTCCTTCGGAGCGACGAGTCCTCCGCTCATCCTCTGCACCTGCATCGCGGCGTGGGCCAGCGCGTCCACCTGGTCGGCATATTCACCGCGCGGGAAATGGATCAGTTCCTGCTCCAGGTCCCAGAGGAACGGGGCGCCTTGCGGGAAGTAGATCATCCCGCCGGCCATGCGGATCTCGGCGGTTTCGCTGCGGGCCTCCTTGCTGCCGCGGGCTTTGATCGGCTTTACCGCGATGCCGGCCCGCTTGACGGTCTGGACGATGCCGAGGCCGTGGCCGTCTTTTTCGATCGCGAGGAAGCCGACGTCGAATTCGCGGGCGATGCGGACTGCCGCCGCGGCGGCATCGGGCGCCTGCACCTGGGCGCGATATTGATGAACCAGCAGCATGTCATGCGCCGGCGTGACATCCCATACCTGGATCACGGTGTAACAGGGCCGGGTGTTTTGATCGGGCTCCGTGCCTGCCGGGTCCATGACGGCAAAGCGCGAGCATTGGTCGGGGCGGATGCAGAGCTCGGAGCCATCGGGCCTTGCGAGGATGTAGTCCGCGCGCTCGCCTCTGGCCCCCTCTCCCCTTGGGAGAGGGTTGGGGTGAGGGGAAGCTGCGGACGATTCTGACTGAGTGACGCATTCGTCATTCCCCCTCACCCCAGCCCGGTCGCGGGCAGTCGCCCAATCCGCTCCCTTCTCCCGGAGGGAGAGGGGGTAAGAGAGGGAGCCCGGCTGCGCCGTGCGATAGTATCGAAACCACTCCTGCTTGAACCGGTTCCCGCCCGCGGGGGCGGGGCGCTGTTGGAACTGGCCGGCATATCCCGCCGGACCCAGGCGCAATTTGAAATCTGCGATTTCAGATCGCGAAATCCGCTCGGGCCAGAGCAGCTCTCCTTCGACCATCCGCTCGTCTTTCAAGTTCAGAATCGTCGTGCAGCGATGGGCCGGATCAAACTCGGCCGGGAGACACAGGTGCACGTAGCCCCCCTGCTCCAGCACGTGGCCCGACAAATCCTTCTCGTGAATTCGCTGCATGACAATCACCTTCGCGCCCGTCTTCGGATCGTTCAATCGTGTGCTCATGGTTTCATCCCACCAGGTCAAAGTCGCGCGTCGAATCGAATCGCTCTCGCGCTCAGACACGTTGTGCGGGTCATCAACGACGACCCGATCGCCGCCCTCTCCGGTAGCGGACCCGCCGACGCTGGTCGCGATTCGGCAGCCTGTTTTGTCGTTCTCGAATCGCATCTTTTCGTTCTGGTCGCTGGTCAACTTTAAGCGATCGCCCCACCGTTCCTGGAACCAGGGGGACCCGATGAGCCGCCGGCACTTGAGCGAATCGCGGATGGAAAGCGAAGCCGCGTAGCTGGCAAACAGCCAGCGGCGGTGCGGCGCCGCGATCCATTCCCACACCGGCCAGAAGACGCTGACGGTCAGCGACTTCATGTGCCGGGGCGGGAGGTTGATGAGCAGGTTGCGGATCTGGCCCTTAGTGACGGCTTCCAGGTGGTCGGCGACGAGTTGAATGTGTGTGCCATGGACATAAGGCGTCGAGGGTTCAACCACGTGCCAGGCGTGTTCAATGAATTTAACTAGATCCTTCGCCAGCAGCTCTTTCCTGGTGCCGTCGCTGCTGGGAGTCTGGAGCGTCGACTCGTTTTCCATCCATCTTCTCGGTTATAGGTAGAAGCTGCGCCAGCTCGGCCTTGTTCAGTCGGGCGAGGCGCGTCTGTTCGGATTCGAGCTTCGGAGGCTGCAACGTGCCCGGCTTTTTTCGACTGGAAACGTAGCGCGTCGGATACAGGGACTGAAGCAGGAACTTCCATGCCTGCCATTGCTCCGAACTATGCATCCTTTGGAGCAGCTCGTGTTCCGGTTTGGCCTGGGCTTGTCGTACTTGCGTAGCGAAGGTCGGATCTTCCATCATTGCCTTACCGATGTCCTCGACGGAATACCCGATCAACTCTGCTACGCGACGGAAGGACATGCCCGTCTGCAGGCCCAGGAGAATTTCTGATTGAACATTTTTGTGAAGTATCATTTGCATTCACCAAAGTGGTCCGCAGTGCGGACACTACAAATCGGGAACAAGCCCCCACGCCGGGGCAGAGCGGCGCGCGGTTGTATGGTCAGTGGAGATGCGCTCGGCCGCGCCGCCCCGGATTCTTCGTGTTCCGCGCGCGTCGTGCGTCAAAACCCGGCGCTCCCAAATCCGGGGCGGCGCGGCGATCAACTATCCTGCGAAGCAACGCATCCCGCGCCACTCTGCCCCGGCGTGGGGGGTTATTTGCACACCGAGCTTCCTTGCGTCCGCGGTGCGGGCGGGTCCGATGTATTCGAATCCGGCGGTGTTTCTTCCCCGGGAATTGGTGTCGGACATGCCGGTGGTCTTTCGACTCGTCACTCCGCATCGGCCCACCATTCCCGGCTTGCGGTGCATTTTCCATAAGGGCGACTGGGCTCGATGACGAATCAGCGCCGGGTGACTCGTCGTGCTGAAATATGGCTTTCCAGTTGCGACAAATACACTCGCAATGAACTCGCTCATCGCGGCTCCGATCCCGATGCCCTGGAAATCGGGCAGGCAGACCGTTCGGTGTTCGCGCCAACCCGGGCGAACCGGGTGCGGGAACGGGAGCACCGCGGTAAAGACGGCCGGTCGATCGTCGATAAATCCCGCGAAACATTGGGCGGCTCGGTGGAGTGAGCCGGTTAAATAATGATGACGCTTGAACATCTGCCAGAGCGACCGCTCGACGCGAGCGATCCGCAGCGCGATCGGCGGGCGTCGAATCCGCCCCCGCGACAGCGACGGCCCCGACATGTCCAGCACCCAATCGGGCTGGAGCCAGCGGACAACATCGTAGTGACAGGTGACCGCGACGAAGCGGGTTTTGGTCACTCCTGAGCGGATTGCTTTTGCGATGGCCGCTGAGGCGATTTTCGCGACGGTGCGGTCGACGACGCTGGAATACTCGTCGAAAACGAGAGGGGGCGGTGAAGGACAAACGCGTTGAAGAGTTGTTCCTGGTTCCTGGTTCTTGGTCACTTGTTCCTCGCCCTTTCCCTGCATTTCACTGTCCCCTGAGCCCTGTCCGCTGACCCCTGCCGCACCAGCAGCTCGCAGCAGCGCCGCGGCCAGCTCGCAGCGGAATTTCTCGCCATTGCTCAGGACTGCGTAGGGTTTTAACCAGGACGGCGGGCTACTGAAGCCGACGCTGGTGAGGGCGCGGGTGATCTGCTTGATGGGCAGATTGCCGAAGCAATCGATCACGGCGCGGCCCGCGGGCCAGTCGGCGCCCTGGTAGAGGGCGTTGCCGAAGGCGGCTTTGGCGAGGGTGGTCTTGCCGCTGCCGGAGGGGCCGACGATGACGCCGATGTCCCATACTTCCGAGAGCGCGGGAACTTCGGCTTCGAACGTCTGCGAGCAGGACTCGCCGACGTGAAGGTCGAACATCCCCGCGACCTGCCGGACGCGGAAACTGTCGTGAATCGGAGATTGAACTGTGATTGTGAGCATGTGTGTTGTCGGAAAATTCAAATTTGGATTAACCACGGAGGCACGGAGGACACGGAGAAGAAACACTGAGTTATTAATTGGTTTTAATACAAAGGCATTCCGCATTTCTTCTCCGATTTTCTTTGTGCCCTCTGTGTCTCTGTGGTTAATCCTTCTTTGTATTTGCTTTTAAAGCACCATGACCCGGCAGACGTATTTCCGGGCGACAAGCCATTCGTATAAACAACGCTGCTGTGCCTCGTCCCGACACTCGATCAGCAGCTGAAACCGATCGGGGAGTTCCTTCCGATCGGATGGCTGTCGTCGACGCGGATCGCGTTGTGAGTTCGGCTTGCGCGTCATAAAGAACTCCAGAGGGATTCACCACGGAGGCACGGAGGACACGGAGGAAGACAAAGACAAATTAATGTGATTTATTAAATCCCAATCAAATCTTCTCTTTGCATTTCTCCGTGTCCTCCGTGCCTCCGTGGTGAATCCGAATTTGATTTATCTTTTCCGCGCAAAACCTGTCGCCCATTCGCGGAGGATCGACCAGCCGAAGCTTAGAAGCAGCGTTAGCGCGGCATACACGATCAATACTTTCCCGCGAAAGCGCTCGAGGGCGGCTACCCGTCGCTCCAGCGCGTCGAGGCGGGTTTCGCGGAGCCGGTCGCGGCGGAGCGTGTCGGCGATGTGCCCGGCAAGCTGCTCGGCGAGCTTTTCGATCGCGGCGGTGAGCCGTTCGTGGCCGGACTGCATCTCGGCGCGCACCGCTTGCCGTAAGGGCTCGCTGAGCAGCCGCTGGATCGCGTCGAGCTGGCCGGTGGTTAGGTCGTCGTTGGACATTGTGTCTCCGCGTCCCCGCGTCGTCTTTACAAACGCACCGCGGCGACTTTCGCCTTGACATCCGTGTCCAGCACTGCATCCACCGCGGCTTTCTGCTCGGGCGTTGGCGTGGGGAGGGCCGCGTCCAGGGCGCTGACTATTTGCTCGAAGGCTTTTTGCGTCTGCGCTTCCTGATCGCTCAGGTTGCCGGCTTGCACGTGTTTGATCACGCCGAAGACGACACCGATGAGGGCCAGGGCGAGCGAGCCGTAGGGGATGACGGCGGCGGCCTGTTGGAGCGCCGGATCCGGCTGGCCGGTGCCGAGCGATCGGATGGCGCCATCCAGCACCGGCACGTATGTCTGGATCTGCGTGATCAGCGCGTCGAGCTTCTCCAGCTTGGGCTCCAGTTGCTGGCGCAGAGGATCGCTCGCGGGGAGCGTGGTGAGCTGCTTCTGGATCTGGCTCTGGGCGGTCTGTGCCTGATCCAGCGTGGCAACCGCCTGGGTGCGCGCCTGCTGCAGTTGCTGCAGGTCCTGGGCGGTGCAGCCGACGAGGAAGATCGAGGCACAGATTATGATCGCTGTGCATCGAACCGATTTTGCAAATAGATGGGAGTGCATGTTGTTCTCGCTTTCGATTAAAAAAGTGGAGTTGGTGAATAATGACGAAACTCGAATGACGAAATTCGAATCAATGACGAATGCTCAAATGACCGAAACCAGAACCGGGTTAGCCGCGACGCGAAGGGGAGCGCTTCTTCTGCTTGCACGGAAAAACGCTCCCCTTCGGGATCGCCGCTAACCGGGGACATTTGGTCATTCAATCATTCATTTGTCATTCGAATTTCGGAATTCGTCATTCCCGCGTACCCACGGGCTAATGGTTATGGACGATGGACAGGGAGATCGGGTAAATCCTGCGACGGAGGCTCGCCTGCTCGGAACGATCCATCCGCAGACTTTCCTGTTCCGTCGCTCGGGTCAACAGCTTGCCGACACCCGATACGCTGAGGCCGAGTTTCCTTCCGACCCGTCTCAGCGACCAACCCAGCTCGTGACGCAAATAGAGGGCTAATTTCTGTCGATCGGTGTCTCGCATAGGCAGTTCGCATTTAGTTATCCCCGCACTATATAGGCAGAAGTGGACAAACTGACCTTTTAACCCTGATGGGAACTGGACTTAAAAATTTGCGCACGTTTTTCATAAAAATTGCTAATCTCCTGTCGTAACGCAGAAATGTCCTCGGAAGGCAGTGGTGAATCGATGAGCCGAAGGTTGCGCATCTGGAGCGCCTCGATCGCGATTGCCGAGGGGGATCGGCCCCAGGCGCTGTGGTCGGCATGGTCGAGGCATTGGCCGTCCTCGAACGCGTTGGGCGGCATGAAGATGCCGCACCCCGGGCAGCGGATCATGCCCGTCTCCGCTCCGCCCGGCGGAAACGCCCGCGGATCGTGATAGCGATAAACGATCGGCTCTCCCTCCTGATCCTGGTCGAGCGCGGTGATGAACTGGGCCTCCACCCAGGGCTCACTGGGTGCCGACTCGCGCAGTTGGCGCTTGAGACGATCCTCGTGGTACAGGGAAAGCCCGACCCGGCGTTTGCGGTTCTTGTGCGCAGACGGAGAGCCGGGATCCGAAGAATTGGGGAGCATGGAAGTCCTCCTTTTGGAAGTTGGAATGGTTCAAACGCCGGCGGTGCCCGAGCCGTCGGCGTGACAGGAGGATACCATACAAATACCTAACAATAGTGCAAGAGAAAAATTCGGATGTTTTTGAGGAAAGAAAATCAGCGCAGAAGAAATGTTTCACCACGGAGGCACGAACCCCCCACGCCGGGGCAGAGCGGCGGCGCAAGACGTGAAGTACATCAAAGGCGCAATCGCCGCGCCGCCCCGGATTCTGCGTTTTCATTAATCGCAACGAAATTGCGGCGCTTCCAGGATCCGGGACGGCGCGGCGTTAGCACTCACCAGCAAGACGATGTCACTCGCGCCGCTCTGTCCCGGCGTGGGGGTCGTTCTGAATGCGGACGGTGTCGATACTTCCGGGTCCTGGGGGTTGTTGAGAGCAGGGCGCGACGTGATGATTCGGGAATGGCCAGGCCCGGAAAGCGATGGCGTCATGTGATTGTCAACACGCTATCGTCCTGGCTTCATGGAGATTCGCGCGGGTTTCGAAATCGCCGGCATCGCGTTCACTCGTCGGGGGACTATCGCGATCGGCCGCCCGCAGGCGAGCACGCGGGACTTTTGCAATATCAGGAGGATCACTCGCGCGACCGAGTATCGGTCGAGAAAGACCTGCGGCCGGTGATTGGAAGATCGCTGGTGGCGCAGCTTCTTGAGGATGATCATGACGTGTTGTGTGCCGCGGTGACGGGCACTCACGCGCATTTTCTGGTGGAGCTTTCGGACAATATTGTGCGGATCCGGGCGATTGTTGGGAAGGCAAAGCGAATCTCGTCGCGGGCGGTGAAGGCGGACTTGCCGGGTAGCGTTTGGTCTTCCGGCGCGACGTTCAAGGCGATTAAGGATCGTCGCCATCAATTCGTCGCGTTCGAATACATTCTCTACGATCAAGGCGCGGACGTCTGGACGTGGTCCGTTCGCGATAAATCTTTCGAGGGACGTTTCGGACGCAAGCGCCCATCGAAAAAAAGCAGAACCCCCCACGCCGGGGCAGAGTGGCGGCGCAAGACGTGA